ATTGTTGTTCGCACATAGAATGGGCATTATAAGACGAACTACGGAAATAAGTTATAATCATGATATCCTATTATTGGGGTAGTACATTAAAATGTAACATAAGTTTTTTAAGTTTATCGTATTGCTCTCTAACTGTCATATGTTCATTATTAATGATAGCATTAAAATTATTCCAATCATATCTACAAGCATCTAATATTGATTCGCTAATATGTTCTGATTTGTGTGGATTTCTATTTAGTCGAAATACTATTCCTCCATTATTTTTTATAGCTTCTATTTCATTAGGAAATCTACAATCAGAAACTATAACAACTTGAAGTTTACTCTTTTTAATTTTATTGATAAGAGCATTTACCCAAACATTATTATTTAATTTTCTAAATAAGTCGGTGCCTATTAATTGCATTAAATCTCTAGCTGTTAGTTGCTTATCTTCCCAATAGGCATCAATTAGTTCATTCTTGTTATGATCTTCACCATAACATTGAACATATGATAATCCAAACATATTCATGCATATGTCTTCTTTTAATGGGTCTGCAAAGTTATATATTTCAACATCAGAATATCCATTGGATAATAATAATCCTTTTAAAAATTCTGAACAAATAGTTTTGCCAGACTGCTTACGGCCAGAAAATGCTATTATTTTAGTATTCATTAGTATTTATCTTTTAATTGTGGTAAAATAATCTCTTTTACTTCAGCTACTGACATATCAGCAACATCACTGTGGTCAATATCAATATAGAAAACATTATATGTTTTATGACATTTATCATAGATTTTTTGAGCAGCTCTTTTGCCAGCGTCGTCATTGTCCATAAGTATATATATACTCATTGCTCCAGAAATATCCAATAACAATTTTTGTTTTTCTTGTAATACAGAGCCGAATAGGGCTACGCTGTTATGAATTCCTGCCTCTTCTAATCTCCAAACATTTCCTGGACTTTCGACCAGCACAACATTTTTATTTTGTTGTATATAGTCTTTTGCATACCATAGATTATATAGATATTCTTGTGTTTTAAATCCCTTATTATGTTTCCACTTAGAATATTGCCATAAATAATCTGAATTTGGACAATCTTTTGTTAAATTATGATAACTTTTACATTTAGAGCATTGAGTAAAAATACTTCTACCAGAACAACCTACCATATGTTCATGAGTGTCGTCGTATACTGGCACAACAGCCCTATCGCCCATTTCTTTTTCGGAACTTAAACATTCACCAACATCATATTTGATAAGTATCTCAGAAGAAAATCCTCTACTAATAAAATAATCTGATGGAATTTTTAAATTCTTTACTATTTTATCTCTTGTGATTTTAGGAGTATCGTCAACAGATCTAATATCTGTTTGTATATTATTAACAATATTTACAAAATTATTTTTTTCTACTTCTTTTTTACTAACTTTTATTTGACTAGGATTCTTTTTAGTAAAATTAATAGCATATTCTACAGCATCATTAAAAGAAACGGTTGGATCGCCCGGTCCTGTCCAACCATTTTGTTTAGACAAACAACCTCTTATAAATCCTATAATAGATCCTTTGAATGTTTCTTCGCATTGATGCGTTCTGCATTTCCAGTTGCCTCTATATGAGTCTCCTTTGTAATATAAATTACAAGCAGAATTATTATCTCCGCCATGAATTGGACATCTCATGGCTATCATGCGATCAAAAGTTTTGTATTCTCCAACATTTAAATTATCTAGTAAATTATCTATATCTTCACATAAATAATCAGATAGTACTTTAAGTTGTTGTTGATTATACGAACGGGATTTCTTGATCGTCATTGTTGTTCTCATCATTAACGATAAATCCTTTGTCTGTGTTAGTATTATTATTTACTAATTCCAATCTTGTCTTACCTTCTTCAATTTTTGCACACCAGCCCTTCATGTGACAATTAATATAGTCATTGTCGTCTAGGCCTCCACCATGTCTACTAATAATAGGAACAAGTTTTCTATTACCGTTAGTCGGTCCGTCTTCGGCAATCTCTTCGTCGCTTTTTCTTTTGAAAATAGTAAAATTGCTACATAACCATATTATACGATCAGAGCCGCTGGCGGTATCTGTGGTTTCTTTTGTTATACCATCCCTATTTAATTGTATAAAACCAAGAATAGGAACTTTATATCTGACAGCAAAATTATGTAAGCTTGTCATCATAAAACCTAAAACCTGATACTCTTTCATATCCTGAGATATTCCTGCACTATCCATTAGTTTTAGATAATCATAAACAATAACGCAGTCTTTGGCTGTTCCATCTGGGTGTAATCCAACCTCCTTAACAAGCCATCTTCTCATGATAGCCAATTGTTCTTCAAATGGTTTACCAGCGATTGACTTGTAATACAGTCTAACATCTTTAAGTTCTTTTTGAGCCGTTTGTAATCTATTATTTTTATCCGGAGACTCAAATGCTTTACCGGTTTCTATACTTGAAATCTCTATTTCTGTCATCATGGCCAAAACTCTATTAAGATGATCGTCTGTGCTCATCTCGGTGTCCATATTTAATACTGGCACTTTGACATTTTTTGCTATGTGTAAACCAATATTATCTGCTAGCAGAGTCTTACCAGTTTTTGGTCTTGCTGCTATAATACTTACTGATCCTTTTCTAAGACCACCACCTATAGCATTGTCATAAACATGAAATCCTGTAGATATGCCAACTTGATCAATGGGATTTTCTTTGATATTATTGATATAATCATCAACGATATTTGCTATACAAACAGGATTATTGTCGGTATCATTTAGCAGTGTCGAGAAATTGAAGATACTATCTTCTGCTAATCCTATAATCGACGATATTGGTTCGGCACCGGTTATATCTAATAATTTTTCTTTTGCTTCTTCTAGTTGATCTCTAAGCAATCTAGCTATTTGTAGTTTTCTAATTTTAGCTGCAAATTTTCTAACATTTTCTAGATTAACCGGAAAATCTATAATAGCTTTTAAATGTTGAGTCTCATTTTTTTGAGATAAAATATGACCAAAATTTAATGATTGAGCAACAGATAGGATTGATGCTATATCTATGGAAGGACTATGATCTTTTTCACATATCTCTTTTATTACTTGATATATCATTATATTACTATCAACAGTAAATGTTGATGGCTGTATAATATCCGCAATATCTAAGTATGCATTTTCACCGTATTTGCATATTCCAGACAATACCGCTCTTTCTGCGGCAGGATCACAAAGTATCATTTTTCATCCAGCGTTTGTTGAACAGTTATTACATTTATAGCGAGAAGGACTATCATGCACAAGGGCCGGATTTATATTTTCTGTTTTTCCACACACCCTGCATTTCACAGATACCGGCTCGTATTCTCTTGTTCGTGCAACTGGTGGATGTTTTGCTAATTTTTCATCTATTAGCTTATCATCTTTGTGCATATGAAACTCACTCATTTTTTCAAATTTATTACCAGACTGTGCCGGAAGTCTTTTGTTCTTAGTACGGATACTATTTGTTAGTTGAGTATCTTCGCTCTCAACAGAGGAAATCTCTTCTTTTGTTTCAGCTTTTTCGTCTGGTAACAAAGACTGAAGTACGGTAATTAAATTTTTTATTTGTTCTGGGTTGTTTAATAAATCTTTAAGATCCATGTTTACTTTTACTCTTTTGGATGGAAATCATAACATCGGATAAATTTTTTATACTATTAGCAAGATATTGCAATCTATCACTACGTTGTTTTGCATATTTTTTTATACTATTCAATCCGTTAGCTTTTTCGTTATGTTTAATAGCCTGTATTGATTTTTCAATATAACCATATCCTTTATAGTTATTAATATCGTCTGCTATAACTTCTTTTATATTTTCGTCCGCCCAGTTATATCTTGCTATTTCTCTATTTAAACTACGTTGTACATAGAAAGAGAATTGGGATAATCTATATGATATTTGCGCACAATCTTCTGGACTTAATTTCTCTATTTCATCTCTGTTCATTGATGTATATTTATTAATTTCTTCCGATGGTATAATACTAGCAGAGAATTCTGATAAACCTATAGAATTTTCGTATTCGTCTAAAATCTTATCCCAATACTGTAATTCTTCTTTAGATGATTTGCTGTTCATGATTTATTCTTTGTGTCCATTGATCTATATTTTCATGATATGGTAATTCTATGTATCTTATATTATTAATATTGCACCATTCTGATTTTTCTCTATCTTTTTTTTGAGCTTTAAGAAAACTCATCATGTTACCATGATAATATGGCACATACTTATAGTGTTGTTCTCCATGAACCTCAACACACCATTTTAATAGTGGTAGATAAAAATCTAAATATGCTATTTGGCCTTTTCTTATTGGTATCAAAACTTCTTCCAAGATTTGTAGTGTTGGATGAAGAGAAATTAATAGGTTTCTTGCCTGCAAATGGTATGACGACTTATTTTGTATTTTACCTTTCGAAACGTAACCTGTCAAGGCCCAAGAAACAACTTCTCCATCCAAGTTAGTTATATTCATTACTTTTTAATACCCAACAGGCTTTTAACAGAATCTTCGACCTCTTTTGCTATTTCTGGATTTTCCATCAAAAATATTCTGGTTTTTTCTGCTCCTTGAAATTTATGAGAGTCTTTGCTGGTTTTGATGGTATACCATGCTCCACCTTTATTTATAACTCCGACGTCTGAGGCCAAATTGACAAGCTCTGTGAGCTTATCTATACCTTCGTTATAGCGAATAAAGCTTTTTGCTACTCCTCCAGGAGGACCGAGAGCAGAACAAATAACTTGCCATTCAACCTCTTGGCCTATCTGAGTATCGTCTGCTCCTA